AAAAATGAAGAAGTATAAATCGTTCATAAATATTGATGTATCACGTTACACTAAGGTTCTAAAAGATTCCGTATTAGGAGGAAAATGAGTTTTTTTGATTCAGAAGTAGTTCGTGCAGAACTTACCGAAATTCAAGAACTTCAGGAACGAGTCTATACAGACGTGTTTTCATTTCCTTCGATGTCAAACGCTGAAAAAAGCGATCATATTGATGTTCTTGAAACTCTTTTAGAAAAACAGAGAGTCATGTATACTCGTTTGAGTCTATCTGACGATCCTGAGGCACTGCAGATGAAGGAACAAATCCTTGAGTCTGCTAGATTGATGGGTCTCCCATCCACCGTCAGCATGGATGTTGTCTTCACCAACATGCAGAAAATAATTGTCACGATGAGAAGTCAAATCTCCTCTTGACAGCGGTCTGCCTCTTTGCTACACTAACGTGGTCCCCAAAAGACCAAATCCAAACAAATCCGAGGTAAATCCGAATGTCCTTTTCCGCACTTAAGAAGCAGTCTTCTCTTGGTAACCTGACCTCTAAACTGGTCAAAGAAGTTGAGAAGATGAATAAAACGTCTGGTGGCGCTGATGAGCGTCTGTGGAAACCAGAAATGGACAAGACTGGTAATGGATATGCTGTTATCCGTTTCCTCCCCGCGCCTGATGGCGAAGACCTCCCCTGGGTCAAGATGTATACTCACGCATTCCAAGGTTCAGGTGGTTGGTACATTGAGAACTGCCTGACCACTGTTGGTGGTAAGTGTCCTGTGTGTGCTCACAACAACGGACTCTGGAACAGTGGTATTGAGAGCGACAAAGAGGTTGCTCGTAAGCAAAAGCGTAAACTGTCTTACTATGCCAACATCTATGTTGTGCAAGATAAGGCAAACCCCCAAAACGAGGGTCAAGTCTTCCTGTATAAGTTTGGCAAGAAGATCTTTGACAAGATCATGGAAGCAATGCAACCTGAGTTTGAGGATGAGACTCCTATCAACCCGTTTGATTTCTGGCAGGGTGCCAACTTCAAACTGAAACTCAAGAAGGTTGCTGGTTACTGGAACTATGACTCCAGTGAGTTTGATCGTCCTGGCGCACTGCTGGATGACGATGATGCTCTGGAAGCAATCTGGAAGAAAGAGTACTCTCTGCAAGAACTGATTGCTGCTGATCAGTTTAAGTCTGGTGATGACCTGCAAAAGCGTCTTGACTTTGTGCTCGGTAATCGCCCTGCTGCCCGTCGTACTGATGAGTCCCTTGAGGATGAGTCTGAGGGTCGTGGATCATTCAAACCTGATTTTGCGAGTCGTCCACAAGAAACTGAGTCTGAACTCCCCAGTGAGTTCCGTCAGAAACTGAGTGAACTGTCTAACTCTGCATCATCAGATGATGGAGAGGAGGATGATACTCTCTCCTACTTCCAACGTCTTGCTGATAGTTGATTACTGATATAATCTAATATTATCAACACGCTTCAAGGTTCTGCTCACATACTGAGTGGAACCTTCTTTGTATTCAAGGATATTTTTAACATCCTGAACAATCATAGACAGATACTCTTTCTTAAGGATATAAATCTGTCTCTTTGCATCCTCAATTCTTTCCTCAAAAACTTTATTTGTAATTGGTGTGGTGATATTTGTTTTAGTAACTTCGGTGCCTAGTCCAGCATCAAAGAAAGTTACAGAATAATCTGATGGAACAATAAGACCATCATCCAATATTTTAATACCTCTGGAGTTTGTTACTTCAACAGACTCATAGTGATGAACATCTTCAATTTTGTCATATGATCCATATTTGTTGATCAAAAACTTATCAAACGACATCTGAGTCATAGGCCATTCACTGTAAACATCAATCATATTATTTGAGAGAAGGACTAACCAATCATACGATGCATCGCCATAATAACCATATGCAACGTTATCTGGTCTCTCATCACCTACAATGCTATATTTGGTGAAGTTAGATAGGTCCTGAAAGATATCATCACGAATCTTTGCTCTCGTAAATAAATTTTTTGCACGAGTATATTCGCCAATTTGTGCATTGGGAAAACGATTGACGTAATCAATCTCTGGGACGTAGCGGAAGTAGTTTGCCATTTTAGAAACCTATCTCGTTTTGACTTAGACCTTCATAATCAGACTCATATACAGGATCAAGTTCGGTAAATTGCATACTCATTTGATATGCAGTCATTGTGTAGTCTTCAAAAGTGCTATAAGTTCCTGCGGGAGTATAATTTACGTTAAATCCTGTCAATGCGGCAAGTTTGATACGATTGATTGCAGGGTGTGCTGTTCCCTGATCAGTTCTATAAGATATATCAAATACGTGAGGTGCTCTCAAGAACAAAGCTCCACCACCATCACGGACTGCCATTTTTTCTTTAAACTGTCTTATAATTTGTCTAATCGTCTTTGCTTCTGCATCATCTCTTGCTGACATCAAAAATGCAAAGTTAAAGTTTCTCAAACGAGGACCATTGAACAAGAGTTCAAGGTTTGGATTCATTACCTCTCCAGAGAAACGTGAGCGAAGATTGGAGTTAACTGCTGCCGATGCTGCAGCAAATTGCATCAACCTTGCTAATTCACTCATATTTTCTCCTTTCTTCTCTTCAGCAGCCGCCTTTGCATTCTCAATAAGTTTGTCTAGTGCTGCACCAGCATCTCCACCAATCGCACCCACTGCTGCCTGTCCAAATTGCGCTGTTAGGGCATTAAGAGTATCTTCCTTCCAATCAACAGTGTTAGAATCAACAATTGATGCCTGAATTGGTAATGCAATTGATGCTACTGCATTGCCCTTTGCTCTTGTCCCTGTCGCTCCTGTATTACCAGCAAGATTTACAGCAGCTCCATCATATTCATAAATCTGAAATAAAACAAAGTCTCCAGAAATCGTTGATGGATACCTGAGATTTGCTGCTTGTGCTGAGACACCTAAAAGAGTTGCTTGAGGTGCTTGATTTCCACCTTGTATTGATCTGGATGCTGCTGTTGCTGTTCCATCACCACTAGGAGTCGTTGCACTACCTTGAACGCCCGTAGAGTACACTCCTCCGTTGGCAAATCCATTCTTCTGAGAAGGATTTAAGTCATTTATAGCGTTTGTAGTTGCTTTTTTTAATTGACTCTGGTTTTGAGCAATAAAGGAATCAACTTGCTGATTATTTCCTACAGTATCCTCTCCAAGACCCACAAAAGCACCAGAATTATTGTCCCATTGACCAATAATGTCACCAGTATCCTTGTCAATGATTGACGGTGGTCTTTGGGGATCATTTGGGTCAATTTGAATTTGAACCTGAACTGGTAATTTTTTGCTACCCGTACCAGATTGCAACAATATGTTTGTATTTTGAACTGCCATTATCTGGAGCTTTTTGTTTATTTATGTTGATACTTTAAAGTTCCTGTAAGGAACTGCACGTAACTCGCCAACATCCTCTTGTGGAATGAAATGTAACTGACTTGCAATCTCAACCCAAGTGTATTGTCTCCAAGCACCCCAATGGTAATTTAGACCCCTAAATCCCCATTTATCAATGTGTGTTACAGCAACTAATGGAAACTCGTCGTAAATGATATTTGGAGATTTTGCTTGGTATATGAATGTATATGTCTTACCAACATCGGGTATCAAAGTAATATCATCATAGATACCCATAATCTCAATCATAATGTCATCGGGTTCCAATTCCCTATCAATAACTTTTTCTAGAAGTTCAAATTTGGGTGATGCCATTACTTAACGCCTAATTCTTTTTCCGTTATCAGCTTGAATTCTAATCTACGATCCTTGCACCACTCCTCTGCTGCTCTCCATTTTGCTTGGTTGACAGCATAGGTTTTTGATTCGTAGATAAAGGATTTGGTTGTACGCTTCCTTTGTTTGGGTGGTTTTGTTTGTTTTTCAGGTTTTACCTCAACAACATACCTCTTTACAGATCCATCTCTATGTTGTACCTTAATAATAAAATCTGGGAAATAACGATGTACCCGATTATCGATCGGAGATACATATGGGATAAAAAATTCTTCGGATCCATACTGGAGAATGTTGACGTTTTGGTCACACCACCTTAAGAATCTGAGTTCCCAAGAACTACGATATACTATGTTATTCACATCCCCGAGATACTTTTGGGGATTTTGTGGGCGAAATCTTCCTTGGTGAAATCTACCATCTCTAGACATCGACTACATATAATAAAGGGTTACACTGTATTTAGATGCCTACTCCTATCGCTAGAATGATGCGTGACGTGAAGACAGCGTTACTTGCGCCGTCTTTAACATCACAATATTCTGTGGAAGTCTACTCTCCACCTGGAGGACAGCAGCTGCCATTTTTTATTAATGACATTGTAAATCTGTCTTGTTCAGAGGCAGCACTTCCTGGGTCAAACCTTATGACTCACGAACTCAAAGATGACTTTGTTGGTACAACAGAGAAGATTGCCTATAGAAAAGCATATGATGATACAGCAAGTTTTACGTTTTATGTCAATATTGACCACGATGTCATTTTATTCTTCGAGAATTGGGTAAGATATATTGCTGGAGAACCATTAATTGGTGGTGGCAACACAGATAATAGAGCACCAAACTTTATACATCGAACTCAGTTTAAAAAGAACTATAAGTCTCAGATAGTCATCAATAAATTTGAGAAGGATTATGAAGAGGGTGGTTCATACTTACAATATTCATTTTTAGATGCATATCCATTGTCCATCAACTCAATGCCAGTTGCATATAATGCATCTGATCTGCTAAAATGTACAGTGAACTACGCATTTACTAGATATATCCTGGATACAGTACCTTACTGATTCCACTATAAATAACCATATGAGTTTTTAGTTATAGCAAATTATGCCTTTACCAAAGATTGCGACACCAACTTATGAGTTGACCCTACCATCTACAGAACAAACAATCGAATATAGACCATTTTTGGTCAAAGAGGAGAAATTGTTGGTTCTTGCAATGGAGACGGAAGACACAAAAGATATTACCAAAGCAGTTAAGACCGTCATTAAAAATTGCATTAAAACAAGCGGTGTCAAAGTTGAGAATCTCCCAACTTTTGATATTGAGTATCTGTTTTTGAACATCCGTGGCAAGTCCGTGGGTGAAGAAGTTGAGGTCAACGTTATCTGTCCAGATGATAACGAGACTCAAGTTCCAGTGTCAATCAACCTTGAGGACATTAAGGTCACCAAGGACCCCAAGCATTCTACAAGAATCAAAGTTGATGACTCCATTATGGTGGAGATGAAGTATCCATCACTGGAGCAGTTCATCAAGAGCAACTTTGACTTTAAAGGTGGCAATGCAATGGAGCAGTCATTTGAATTGATTGCTGCGTGTATTGATAAAATCTACACTGAGGAAGAAGTTTGGGCTGCATCTGACTGCACCAAAAAGGACCTCTTTGAGTTCTTGGAGTCAATGAACTCAACTCAATTTAAAGAGGTTGAGAAGTTCTTTGAGACTATGCCTAAACTCAGTCACGAGATTAAAGTCAAGAATCCAAACACTGGAAAGAGTAGTGCTGTTGTGCTTGAGGGTCTATCCAGTTTTTTCGGGTAGGAATGGTCCATATGGACCTAATGAACTTCTATGAGTTGAATTTCTCCTTAATGCAGTTCCATAAATATTCTTTGACTGAGATTGAGAATATGATTCCGTGGGAAAGAGACATCTACGTCACGATGCTCAAGAACCACATTGAAGAAGAAAAACTTAAAATGGAACAACAAAAAGCATCTACATTCGGTTAATGGCAAGAGCATATAGAGGTCGCCCACCTAAAATTAAAAAGACTGTTAAGGGAAACAAAATAAACCCTGATAGTTTTTTTGGCCTCTTTTCCTCTTTAAAAAATTTATTCTCCATAGGAACTGGCAACAATAAGCAAACTGTAGGTAATGTAGACAATATATTGCCATCGGGTGGACCATCGGGTGGATTTGATATCTCAAGTCTTTTATTGCCAAAATATGAAACTGGTGGTCTTGTAGAGACTGTAAAAAACTACAATACCATTGTAAACGAGTATATTACCAAAAGGTCTTTTGTTCCTTCTACATATCCTCAATCGTGGCAGGACGCAGCAAAGTCCAAGTATCAACCATTCCAACAACTATCTCCAGAAAAACTAGCATCGGTATTCGCATATACCGAAGATAAGACAAAAATCTTTGAGAAAGTAAATCAGTTATTGAGAACTGGTGAATATTCTGGCGAAGATAAAGAAGATGTAAAATTCTTTACTGAAAACTTACAAGGTGCTCTCAAAGAATTAACCAACAGTGAAGGCGAGACTGTTGAACTTCATAGGGTTATCAGTGGAGATTATGCAGATACAATTTCACAACTAAAACCTGGAGATACTTTTGAAGAGAAAGGTTTTGGTTCCTGGAGTCAAGGTAAGTATAATAATCCAACAGGAGACCAGTTCTTTAAAAAAGGTGAGACAAATGTTGTCTTAAGAACTGAGTCAAATAAAGGGTATGATGTATCCCCCATCAGCAAATACCCAAGAGAATCAGAGTATATAATTGCTCCAGTACAGAAATATTCTGTTGAAGATGTTGTCCCAAATGCAATCTACTCAAGAAAAGTAGGAGAGGTTGCAAAGATTAATGTAAAACAATTCCTCTCTGGTGGTAAAATTACTACTAAGAGTGGTAAAAATGTTAGAGGTGCTGGTGTTGATACACAGTTAATTGCTGCTCAACCTGGCGAAGTTGTTATCAACAAAGCAACGGTTGATAAAGTTGGTCCTGGATTTTTCCTAGGACTTAACAAAAAGTTTGGTGGTTCTAATGCTAATAAACCCAAGAAAGCAAAGGTACAATCAGCATCTGGTGGCGGATTAATTAATCTCATAAGTTCTTTTGCTTCGGGTGGAAGAGTAGACTACGATAAGATACGTCAAGAAATTACAGAGCAAGGTACGATTGATGGAGAAAAATTAACACCAGAGCAAAGAAAAAAAGCGTTTAGACTAAGACGCGATAAAGTATCTTTTAATAAATTTGTCAATACCTTCTTAGGTAAGGATGAACCAGTAACTCAGACTGGAGTTGGTCAGACGCCACCTCCACCTCCAGCGGTCCCTGGTCAAAATCTTTTACCAGCAGCACCTGGAGTATCAGCAATTGCTGTTAGAAATTCAACTCAAGAAACATCAAACCGCAAGTCTGCAGCAGAGTCTGCAGAGGAAAAGGTTGCTAATGAAGTAAAAGAAAGAAAAAAGAGAAAGTCTGGAGCAACATTAGAGCAAAATGTTGCTGCGATTAGAAAAACTGTAGATAGTATTTTTGATACTCTCGTAAAGCAAAACGAGTTTATCAAGAAGCAGTTTGGTCTTGCAAAAAAATTAGAAGAAGATAAAAAGAGAAAGACAAAAGAAGAGAGATTTGAGAGCGGTAAGGCAGATAAGAAGACAAAGAAGGCAGTAGATAAGATTGTAAAACCATTCTCCAATATCCTTGATAAGATAATCAATTTCTTTGCTTCAATATTCTTAGGCAAAGCACTTATTGGATTGGTCAGTTGGTTTGGAGACCCAGCAAATCAGAGTAAAGTTGAGAGTATTGGCAGATTCTTAAAGGATTGGTGGCCTGCACTTCTTGGTGCTTATTTGATTTTTGGTAACGGACTGACTAAATTTATTGTTGGAATAACTGCAAAGTTATTATTCTTTGCAGGTAAAATGCTGTTAACAGTTATACCTGCATTAGGTAAAGCAATTGCAAGGAATCCAAAGGCAGCAGCAGCGGCAGCACTCTTTGGAGCAGGTGCCATTATTCCTGCAATGTTCCCAGGTACAGTTAAGGATGCTGCAGATAAACAGACAGATGAAGCAGCGAAAAAGGTTGGAAAAGAACAAGCAGCTGCTCAAATTGAGGCACAAAATAAAGACAGAAATATCTTCCAACAGGTTAGTGATTTCTTTACTGGTGCTGGTGCAGAAAGAGAGGAGCAGGCAGCAAGACTTAGAACTGGTGAAGAAAAGAGATATGGATTCTTTGGTGAGATTCCAGCAAAGAGAAAGGGTGGAAAGGTAACAACTACCAGCGGCACAGATATCAAGGGTGCTGGTGTTGATACTCAACTGATTGCTGCACGTCCTGGTGAAGTTGTTATTAATAAAGCGACTGTTGATGCAGTTGGTGCAGATTACTTCTTACGTCTTAATAAAAAGTTTGGTGGACCACAAGCCAACAAACCTAAGATGGCAAAGGGTATCCAAACTGCTGCATTTGGCGGTATGGTTGTACCTGCTTTTGCAAACGGTGGAGAGGTTCCAGTTGGCGGTTCTTATATGGGTCGCCGTGGAGAAGGACTGAGAGATGATTTAATTGAGTGGGCGATGGCAAATCCTGCCCTTGCATCTACACTCAAAGCAGGAGATACTGGATTTAAAGAGGCACAAAAAGCTGCATTAAATTATGGAAATGCAATTTATGAAGGTGGATTTACTGGTCTAGAGCAGGGATTAAATCTTGCTGGAACAACTGCACAAGGTCTTGGAACAAAAGCACAAGAGACTATACAAAACTTAGGTCCACAATTAGAACAAAACGCTCTGAATATTGTAAATCAGAGTCAACAGTTCTTGGCAAATACTGCAAACACTGGTGAGAGTATTGCTAGAGACGTTCAGCAAAGATATGAGAGTGGTGAGTTACAAAGTCAAATACAAGGTGGACTAAGTAGAGCAAAAACTGCTGCAACTGATGTAGTTGGTGGTGCTTTCGACCCTCTAATCTCTGCTACAGGTAGTGAGACTTATCAAGGACTTTCAGAGAGAAATGCCCTTGTCGATGCGAAGGAAATCGCATTAGCAGACAGTATTGTTGATTCTCTGCCAGAGGGTTCTCCTCTACAAGACATTGCTGATAAGGGATTGATTCCTATTCCGTCTGGTGATGCATCAACAATGAGAAACTTGACATTTGTCAAGGCACTCTTGGGTCCTCTTGGAAAACCATTTAAGATTTTGAGTAATGATGAAGTTGATAGAATGCGTCAACTCACTATTGATAAGACGTTAGAAAAGAGTGGATTGATTGTTGGTAAAGATGGTGAAGTTCGTATGAACTGGAACCAAGAAGATATCAATAAAGGTGCTAAAGGTGGCGGTGCATACACTGATGACCTTGGACCTGGTGGTAAAGCATTTAACTCTATCTTGGGCAGATTTACTGCATCAACTAGAGACGGTGGCAACACTTTATATACTGATGACAGATAT